TCTTCCCGTATCTCCCCGATGCAGTCGGAGCCGATGCTGGATAGTCCTTTTACAGTCCGACCTAATCCCATTCCATGACGACTAAGCCTAAAAAGACCCAACCGCTACGAGGGGCAACCAAGCCAAGGGTTCATAGCCCACTTCTTAAAGGCAAGACCAGAGCTAATGAAGTAATCGAAATGATTGAGCGTCTAAAAATGGACAAGCTCATGCCTTACCAAGATTTTATCCTCAAGCAAATGATGATGGTTGATAAGAAAGACCAGTACCGAGTTAAGACTGCATTGCTCATAATTTCAAGGCAAAATGGCAAAAGTTTTCTTGGCAGAGTCCGTGTAATTTGGGGCATGTTTTATGGCGGGGAAAAAAAGCACATCATTATGTCCTCTAACCGAGCAACTGCTCTCATGACTTTTAGAGAAATCGCATGGATCATAGAATCGACACCAGAGCTAAAGGCAATGACTAAGGCTGTGCGTTATGCCAATGGCGGAGAAAGAATAGAGCTGCTTAATGGTGCGACTCTTGACCTTGTCTCAGATACCAGAGATTCAGCTCGTGGTCGTACTGCTGACTTCTTATGGATTGATGAAGTCCGAGAAATCTCGGAAGACGGGTACAAAGCTGCAATTCCAGTAACGAGGGCGCGTGGCAACGCCCAAACATTTTTGACATCGAATGCGGGTGATGCATTCTCTACAGTTCTTAATGGCTTAGTAGAACGCGCTAAAGATTATCCACCAGAGACCTTTGGGTACTATGAGTATTCTGCTCCACAGTATTGCAAGATAGATATATCTTCAGAATCCTTTTGGCGAGATGCTGTAGCTCCTAGCAATCCTGCACTTGGATTTACTGTGTCTCGCGAATCAATTGAGGAAGCTATTGCAACCGCACCAATTGAGACTACTCGTACTGAGACTTTATGCCAGTGGATTGATTCCTTGCAGAGTCCATGGCCTCATGGAGTGTTAGAAGAGACTAGCGATAACACGCTTGAAATTGCAGTTGGGGCTTATACTGTATTCGGTTTCGATGTCAGTCCTTCAAGAAGGAACGCATCTTTAGTCGCTGGACAATTACTTCCAAATGGAAGGATTGGCATTGGAATCATGGAAACTTGGAGTTCTCAAGTCGCAGTAGATGATCTAAAGATTGCAGCAGCTATAAAAGGGTGGTGTGACCTTTACAGACCGCGTCTAGTGTGCTACGACAAATATGCCACTCAATCAATTGCTGACAGATTAAAGCAAGCTGGTGTAATGACCGAGGATGTCTCAGGCCAGCAGTTCTATCAGGCGTGTGGTGATCTATTGACTGGATTGGTGACTAACAAGGTCGTTCATAATGGTCAGAGCGAACTCATTAGCCAATTCAACAATTGCGCAGCTAAAGTCAATGATTCAGCTTGGAGAATCGTAAAGCGTAAATCCGCAGGCGATATTTCAGCCATTATTGGAGTTGCTATGGCGGTAAGCAAGTTAATGCTTCCAGCACCTAAGCCTCAGATTTATAGTTAGACACGCACTAGCATATTGTCTAATCTCTTGACAAATGCTACAATTTCTGTCTATGGGTATTTTCTCGCGTAAGCCTCAAATCTTGGAAGCGCAAAACGCTCCCCAGATAATGACTGACAATTTTTACACTTTTAACAATGTATTCCCAGTCGCCATCTCTCGCGTAGAAGCTCTAGGCGTACCCGCAATAAAAAGATGCCGCGATTTAATCTGTGGCACTATTGCCAGCATTCCACTTGAGTACTATAAAAAATCTAGTGGAGAAATGGTTGCTCCGCCGCGATGGATAGAGCAGCCTTCTAGATCGCAACCAAGATTTGAAACCCTTTACTTTACGCTGGATTCTTTACTAATGTATGGTGTCGCTTATTGGCTTATTACTGAGACTTATCTTGAAGATAACAGAATGGCTAACGCACAATGGGTTGCTAACAATCGCGTCACATTTAATACAGATGCAATGAATAATTATGTAGTACAGTATTATGTTGATGGCAAGCCCGTACCTATGTCGGGTCTTGGGTCTCTTATTACCTTCCAAAAAGATGAAGGCATTTTAGCAGTAGGCGCATCAACTATAAGAGCAGCACTTAATGCACAAAGAGCAGCTAGTATCGCTCTGGAAACTCCATCTGCGACTGGGTTCCTCAAAAACTCGGGAGCTGACCTTCCACCTGCTGAAGTAACTGGATTACTAGCTGCATGGAAGCGCGCCCGTCAAAATAATGGCACTGCTTACTTAACTGCAACTCTAGATTATCAAACTACAGGATTTAGTCCTAAAGACATGGCTTATCAAGATGCTATTCAAGGATTAGCGACTGAATGCGCAAGACTGTGTTCAGTTGATCCTTATTATGTTAGTGCTTCAATGAACACGACTATGACTTATGCCAATGTCCAAGACGAGAGAAAACAAATGGTGGCTCTAACTTTGCAACCTTATGTTTCGGCAATCGAGTCTAGGCTCAGTATGGATGATGTCAGCACTGCTGGACATTATGTAAAGTTTTGTCTAGATGATAATTTCTTAAGAACAGAACCAATGGAAAGACTTCTTGTACTTGAGAAAATGCTTGCACTTGGTCTGATTACAACTGAACAAGCAATGCAAATGGAAGACCTATCACCTAACGGGAATGGCAGCTAATGGAAACTCTATACATTGAAGCATCATCAATCGAATGCTCAGAAGAACGCAGAGAAATCTCTGGAAAGATTGTGCCTCTTGGTACTGGTGAAATCGGCCATACTAATCTTGGTGCATATACCTTTGCAGCTAACTCTATTGAGATTGCAGACCCAACAAAGATTAAGTTGCTATCACAGCACGATCTAAAAAAGCCTATTGGTCGCATGACTGCTTCAGAGACTCGCGCAGATGGTATCTATGCAACCTTTAAGTTGAGTCGTTCTTCAGGCGGTAATGACGCACTTATTATGGCGCAAGAAGGATTAGTTACGGGATTGAGTATCGGGGCAGAAATCCTTGCATCTCAACCATCCAAAGATGGACACACAGTTGTTTCATCGGCTCGTCTAAAAGAAGTTTCTCTAGTAACTGTTCCCGCATTTGCGTCTTCAGAAATACTAGAGATCGCAGCAGAGGAAGTAATCCCTGTTGAAGAAAACCCACAAACAGAAAGCGAGACAGCTGTGGAGAATACTCCAGAGACAGTTGCAGCACCAGTAGAGGCAGCAGCAGTTGAAGCTGCTCGTCCTACAGTTAGCGCAATGTATTACACAAACCCACGCATTAACCTCAATGTTACAGCAGGCGAATATGCTAAGGCACAATTAAACGCATCACGCGGTGATGCAGATGCTCGCGAACTAATGGCAGCTCTACAGGTTGCAACAGTCGCAGAGAACACAGGTATGGTTCCACCAACATACCTAAAGGATGTAATCGGTATTATTGATTCATCTCGCCCTTTCATTGATAGCATCGAGCGCGCTGCACTTCCAGCAAGCGGAATGAAAATCTTTACTCCTAAGCTAGGAACTCAGGCAACAGTTGCATTAACTGCTGAAGGTGCTGAGTTTTCATCTACAGACACTACAGTTACCTTCCAAGAAGATAATGTTGTCAAATTCGCTGGAGCTGGAAAGCTCGACTTGGAACTCGTTGATCGCTCAGACCCAAGCTTCCTTGACCTGTATCTCCGTGAGTTGGCTGCAAGCTACGCACAGAAGACAGATGCATACGCAGCAACTATTGCTGCTGATGGTGCTGACAGTTCAACTGGCTCAACCATCTACAAGTCTATTGCTGATGGAATTGCAGATTCCTATGGTGTAATGCGATTTACACCAAATCGTTTAATGGTTGCACCATCAGGCGGTTATGTAAATATCGATTATGCAAATCTACTTGGTGCTGTTGATGGAAGCGGCAGACCACTATTCGCTGCTGCTGTTGTTCAGAACGCTGCTGGTTTAATTTCTCAAGGCTCAACTCAGGGAACTGTTGCTGGACTTGATTTAGTGGTTGATCCTAACTACACAGGCAACACAGGTAACGCTAAAGTCGCTCTTGTTTATCCATCAGCCGCAATGCGATTCCACGAATCAGGCACACTCCAGATTCGTGCAAATGTAGTTGCAAATGGTCAGCTTGAAATTGGCATCTACGGATATGTTGCAGTAGTTAATCGCTACCCAACAGCATTCCGCAAGCTAGACATCGCGTAATCTAGTAACACTCTAAGTCGCTCTGGGGAGTAGTAGCCCTCTACTCCCCAGAGTCTTAAGAAAGGAATCAGGATGGCATTAACTTCAGTAAGTGAGTTACGCACCACGCTGGGCGTAGGCACCCTTTATCCTGACGCAACCCTTCAAGAAGTATGTGACGCATCAGATGCAGTCCTACTTCCAATGCTTTGGCAGAATGAGATTTACAATACTTATCAAAGCATTGCAGGCAATGTAGGTACATTATATTTTGAACAAAACATTTTAGATTACTTTTTTGTGGGTCAAAGCGTAACTGTCAGTCGTAATGGCAGTCCATATAACGGGGCTAAAACTATTACTGCTATCAGCTCTAACGCTATTTCTTTTGCTGCTGTAGGTGCAGATCAGAACACACACGCAGTTCAACCTATTGGTATCGTTGCAGGAACAGCAACCGATTATACAACCGACACAGCAATTCAGAATGCAGCTTTGATGATCGCTGTTGATATATGGCAAGCTCGCACCGCTACTTTAGGTGGAAGCAATCTTGTCGATTTCCAGCCTTCCCCTTACCGAATGAGCGCACAGCTTCTCGCTAAGGTGCGAGGATTGATTGCCCACGCGCTAAGTCCTAATTCAATGGTGGGATAATGCCAGTTGCTATCACCACACTTAGAACGACACTTGCCACAGCCTTAGTCGATAACTCAAAATGGCAGACCTTTGCATTCCCGCCTGCCACAGTTTTGGCTAACTCAGTCATTGTTTCACCCGATGATCCCTATTTAACACCTACCAATAATCAGCATATTGGCATTAGTCCAATGGCATCATTCAAGCTGATTATTACGACTCCACTTTTCGATAATGAGGGCAACCTCAATGGAATAGAAGATTTTGTATGTGGCGTGTTCGCTAAGCTTGCTGCATCTTCTTTGACCTATAATGTAAGCGCAGTCAGTGCGCCTAGTGTTCTCAATGCTGCTTCGGGAGACCTTCTCAGCTGCGAGATGTCCGTATCAATCCTTACGAGTTGGAGTTAATATGTCCGAGTGGGAACAAGAGAACGAAGCCTTCCTGAAAAAAATCGGGCAGGTTAGCACACCAACACCAAAGCCAGCATCTACTAAGAAAGACGAGGAATAATCCTAATGGCTGTATTTCTGAATAACAATGTAGGCGTTAAGATTAACACTGTTGATCTTAGCGACCATGTCACAGCAGTAACAATCAACCGTTCATTCGATGAGCTTGAAATAAGTGCCATGGGCGATTCTTCTAGAAAATTTGTAAAAGGTTTGGAAGCATCAACTGTAACCATCGACTTCCTTAATGACACAGCTTCAGCAAATGTTCTCGCAACACTTCAAGCTGCATGGGGAACAACAGTCACAGCTGTATTCCTACAGACAAAGGGAACAGCAGTTTCTGCTACTAACCCTCTTTACACTGTTTCAATTCTTGTCAATAACACTACAGACATCAATGGTGCTGTATCAGACATTGGCACACAGTCAATTACATTTACATGTAATTCAACGATTGCAGTAGCAACTACAGGCACATTCTAAACAACTAAAAAAAGGGGCAGCTCATGGCAAGACTAAAAATCGTTCGTATAGATGGAAGCGTTATCGAGGGTGAGATTACTCCAGCAGTGGAGTACTCATTTGAGCTATACGCTAAAAAGGGCTTCCACCGCGCTTTTCGTGAAGACGAGATGCAGACTTCGGTGTATTGGTTGGCATGGGAAGTCACACGCAGATCAGGTGAAACTGTTAAGCCTTTCGGGATTGAGTTTATCGAGGGATTAAAATCCGTTGAGGTGTTGGACTCAGACCCTTTAGCTTAAAGCGCGATTATCCATTCACCTATTTAATAGCTCGCTTGAGCATTAGATTGGGAATCGCGCCACAGCAGTTATTAGATTTAGACCCAATAATGCTTCAAGCCTTGTTGTACGGTCTTAAAGATGAAGCAAAGGAGATAAGCGATGCCAACAGAAGTAAAGGGCGCAATCGCACTTCGTAAGGCTCTAAAAAACTTTGCTCCAGACTTAGCTAAAGAAACTCAAAAAGAGTTAGGCAATCTTCTTAAGCCGATTACTAATAAAGCTAGAGGATTTATCCCTTCACAGGCTCCTCTGAGTGGATGGGCTAAAAGTAGTTCAACAGCTTGGGGCAGTGATCGTATTTGGAATACAGGAAAAGCCAAGCGCGGTATTGGATATAAGACCACACCATCTAGACCTAATAAGCAAGGCTTCAGAGCACTAGCTCGCATTGTTAATGCTTCTGCTGCTGGTGCTATTTATGAGACTGCTGGTCGCAAGAATCCTAATGGTCGCGAGCAGGCTCCTATGGCTAAAGTTGTGCGTGAGAGTCAAGCCAACTATGGCAAGATGATTCGTTCTGGCACTAA